CCGAGCCTCGCCGCCATAACATCGACCTGCGCATGGCGCAGCAGATCGAGGACACCGTGGCCGGCGAGGTGAAGGTGCAGAGCATCAAGCACGTCCTGGTGGTCGTTCCCAAGACCGACACCGGCGGTACGGTCGCCCCGGCCGCTCCCACCAACGGCTCCGGCGAGTACTCCGTCCGCTACTGGGCGACCTACATCGACGGCGCCAAGGTGCGCGAGATCGACCCGCTGAACTTCATCTGCGAGGTCAACGGCGTCGATTACCTGGCCGACGTCCGCAAGGCCATCGGAAAGTAACTATCACAAGCCCGGGGCGGCCCTCCGTCCCGGGCCACATTTTTGAAAGGAGTTTGCACCATGAGCGTTGATACCAAAGTGACCCCCATTCCCGCCGACGCCTTTTCTGTCGAGGAGAAGAACGGCGACACCCCTGCCGTGAACGGAGCCGAGTTTGCCGCCGCCGAAACCGCGGTCAAGGCCGAGGAGGGGAATACTTCCGCCTATGTTCACAAGCTCAAGAAGCCATTTACCTTTGAGGGCTGCACCATCGAGGAGCTGTCCTTTGACTTCGACCGGCTGACCGGCAACGACAGCCTTGCCATCGAGGACGAGCTTCAGGCCATGAACAAGCCCGTCATCGTCCCCACCTTCTCCGGCCAGTACCTGATCCGTATGGCTGCCCGCGCCTGCACCACCACCCTTACCACCCCGGACGGAAAGAGCCGGCGCATCGGCGTGGACGTCATCCAGGCGCTGCCCATCGGCGACTACAACCGCATTCGGTCGAAGGCGCGAACTTTTTTGCTGGCCTCGGAGCTGTAACCTGTGACGGCGGGGTGTGGCTCCGAAAACAGTGCCTCATCATGGCGCAGAACAACAACACGCCGGTTTCCTACTGGGCCGCGCTCCCCTTGTCCTCACTGACGAAGTGGATCAAGGCCAGTAACCTGCTTGTGGAAGAACAGCGGGCCAAGCGCCCGAAAAAAGCGCCGCGGCCGGTCGTCATCCGGCGCGGCAGACGATGACCCGAAGGGAGGGACAACATGGCAAGCCGCAAAGAGTATGAGATGCTATTCCAGCTGAACGCACAGCTGGGCGGCAGCTACAGCAAGACCTTCAAGGCCGCCCAGGACGAGCTGGCGGCCATGCAGAAAGAGATACAGTCCCTCTCCAAAACGCAGTCGGACATCACCGCCTACCAGAAGCAGCAGACGGCGGTGGAGAACACCCGGAAGCGCCTGGAGCTCCTTCAGCAGCAGTACGACAACATCCAGAAAGAGATCCAGCAGACGGGGGAGTTTTCCGCCGACCTGCAAAATAAGCTGCTCGCCAAGCAGCAGCAGATCGAAAAGACCACCTCCTCCCTGAATCGGCAGACCGAGAAGCTGGACGAGATGGGCGACGCTTTGAAAGAGGCCGGGGTCGACATGGACGACCTCGGCCAGAGCTCCGCCCAGCTCACCAACCGCATCGACGCGCTGAAAAAGGAACAGGAGGAGGTCGCCGAGGGCGCGCAGACCTTCGGGAACAAGGCGAGCCAGGCATTCAGCACTGTCCACGAGGCAATCGTGGCGGCGGGCATCGCCACCGCCCTGAAAGAGGTCTATGAGTACTTCGCGGACTGCGCCCAGGCGTCTATGGACTTCGAGTCAGCGATGACCGGCGTGGCCAAGACCACCGACCTCACCGACGACGAGCTGTCCGCCATGTCGGACGCCATCAAGGAGATGTCCACGGAGATCCCCGCGACGACCGAGGAGCTGGCGGCCATCGCCGAATCCGCCGGCCAGCTGGGCATCCACAAGGAGTCCCTGCTGGACTTCACGGAAATCATGGCCATGCTGGGCACATCGACCAACATGACCGCGGACGAAGCGGCCACCAGCCTCTCCCGTCTGGCGAACATCACTGGGATGTCCCAGGAGGACTTTGACCGGCTGGGCGCTACCATCGTTGACCTGGGCAACAACCTGGCGACGACGGAAAAAGAGATCGTGGACATGAGTATGCGCATCGCCGGTGCCGGCGCACAGGTCGGCATGACCGAGGCGGAAATCATGTCCTTCTCCGGCGCCCTGTCCTCTGTCGGCATCGAGGCCGAGGCCGGCGGCTCCGCATTCTCCACCCTGATCTCCAATATGTCGCTCGCCGTCCAGCAGGGTGGCGACGGGCTGGAGCAGTTTGCGGACGTGGCGGGTATGTCTGCCGCCGAGTTCGCCGCAGCCTTTGAGGAGGATGCGGCCGGGGCCATCATCCAGTTTATCCAGGGCCTCGGCAACATGGAATCCGAGGGGCGCAGCGCAATCGCCGTTCTGGACGACATGGGCCTGTCCGACATCCGTATGCGTGACGCCCTGCTCCGTGCGGCCGGCGCCAGCGACGTGTTCACCAACGCTCTGCAGATCGGCAGCAATGCCTGGGATGAAAACACCGCCTTGGTCAACGAGGCCTCCAAGCGGTATGCCACCACCCAGAGCCAGCTGACCATGATGCAGAACGCCTACAAGAACCTGAAGGTGGCCATCGGCGACGCCTACACCCCGGCGCTCCAGAAAGCCTACTCCGTGGGCACCCAGGTCCTCAATGCGGTTTCCCAGTTCGTCAAGCAAAATCCGGCCCTGGTCAATGCCATCACTGCCTTTGTGGGGGTGATAGGCGCCGTGACCATCGCCCTAACTGCATATACAGCAGTTGTGAAGATTGCAAATGCAGTAACGGCGGCCTTTGCCACTGTGTCGAGTGTGGCCCTCGGCCCCATTTTCGCGGTGACTGCGGCGGTGGCCGCCGTTACTGCCGGTATAGTTGCGCTTGCTACTGCGGCCGCCAATGACGCCGTTCCCTCTGTGGACGAGCTGACCCAGGCGGCCCAGGGAATGCGGGAAGCGATGGACGAGGCCAACGCCACCTACGACGATACGGTTTCCTCAACGCTGGCGGCCGCCGGCGTGGCAGATACCTACATCGCCAAGCTGGAGGAGATGGAGGCCGCCGGTGTCCGCACCGAGGAGGAGCACCGGCAGTATCACAACACCCTGGCCCTGCTCTGCCAGGTGGTGCCTGACCTCGCCAACTACATCGACCTTGAGACAGACACCATCGAGGGCGGCACCGCCGCGCTCCGGGCGAATACCGAGGCATGGAAGCAGAACGCCATGCAGCAGGCCTACCAGGAGCAGCTGACCGCCCTGTATAGCCAGTACTCCGCCGTGCTGATCGAGGCCGAGGAGAACAGCATCGGGCTCACCAAGGCGCAGTATCAGCAAGAGGCGGCCAACAAGAAGTACAACGACACCGTGGCTCGCATGAACGAGCTATGGAATGAGGCGGCGGCGGAAGCCGAGGCGTACAACCAAGAGTACTACGCCATGACCGACGCCACCAACTTCTTGACCCAGGAGTATTACGACCTGCAAAACTCCCTGTATGACATCAATGACGAGATGTGGGCGGCGGAGCAGAGCGCCAAGAACTATCAGAAAGCCATCGAGGAGGACCAGGAAGCGGTCGCCGCCGCCGAGGCGGAAATCGCGCTGGCGGAGGAGGCGGTGCAAAACCTCACCGCCGCCACCCAGGACGGCGGAGACGCCGCCACCGAGGCGGCCGCCCAGGAACAGGAGCTCCAGACCGCCATCACCGGCGTGAAAGAGGAAATCAACGCCCTTGTGACCGCCTACACCGAGGCATACGACGCCGCCCTGGAGAGCATATCGGGACAGTACCAGCTCTGGGACGAGGCCGCAGGCGTCGTTGCAACGAGCGCGGGCACCATCAATTCGGCCCTGGAGAGCCAGATCACCTACTGGCAGGACTACAACGCCAATTTGCAGACCTTGACCGAGCGCAGCGCCGACATCGAGGGCCTGAGCGAGATGATTGCCTCCTTTGCCGACGGCTCCGAGGAAAGCGTGAACGCGATTGCCGGCATGGCCGGGGCCACCGACGAGCAACTGGCGACGATGGTCGCCAACTGGCAGACCTTGCAGACCGAGCAGGAAGCGGCCGCCGGCAGTGTGGCCGACCTCAAGACCGACTTCACCGCCACCATGGACGAGCTGCAAGCCGAGCTTGCCGCCGACATCGAGGCGATGGACCTCGGCGCGGAGGCGGCAGCCAGCGGCAAGGCCACCATCCAGGGCTTTGTATCTGGGGCGGAAGGAATGTTGCCCCAGGTGCAGGCTGCCTACTCGCGGATCGCCCAGGCAGCCATTGACGCCATCGACGCCAAGCTGGAAATCCACAGCCCTTCCCGCGTCATGGAGGAAAAGGCCGACATGACCTGGGCGGGCTACATCAAGGAAACCGAGGCCCTGCAGCCGGACGTGGCCGAGGCTATGTCCGGCATGGCCGGCGCCGGTGTCGAGGCTTTCTCCGCCGAGGAGATCCAGGCCGTCGGCATCGCCCCGCAGCTCATGGCGTACCTGGCCTCCTATCAGGCCAGCAACGCCATCTCCGCGGAGAGCGGAGCGGGCGGCGGGGGCGGCTCCATCGTGATCTACTTCGAGCCCCAGTACGACCTTGCCGGCGTCACCAATGCCGCCGAGCTGGAGGCCATCCTGGCGGCCCACGACGAGGATATGCGCGAGCTGATCCTGGAGGTCTTGCAGGAGGCCGGCGTCGACGCAGCGAGGAGGGCTTACACATGAGAACGTACACCACCACCCAGGGGGATATGTGGGACAGCATCGCATTCCAGCAGATGGGGAGCGTTGACTACACCGACCAGCTGATGAATGCCAATCAGCAGTACCGGGAGTACTACACCTTCCCGGCTGGAATCGTCCTCACGATCCCCGACGCCGTGGAGCCGGTGTCCAGCTCTCTGCCGCCCTGGAAGCAGGTGGCGGGATGAGCGACCGGAATCAGGCCCGCCGCACCACGGCGGAGGTCGTCTTCGGCGGCACCGACATCACATCATCCATCCGCCCCTACCTGCTGTCGCTGACCTACACCGACAACGAGGAGGACGAGGCGGACGACCTGCAAATCAAGCTCCAGGACAGGGACAGCATTTGGCTGGAGAAGTGGCTGAACGACGCCATCCAGGCAGCGGCCTCCTCCGCCCCTGCAGAGGGCGCAGGAGAGGCGGAAGCAAAGATCTACAAGGTGACGCCCTCTATCGGTTTGAACGTCCGCACAGGCCCTGGAACGAGCTACGGGAAGCTCGGGGCGCTGCCCTATGGCACGGAGGTTTCCGTGACGGGGATCTCCAACGGCTGGGCCACTATCCAGTACAGCGGAAAGACGGCCTATGTCAGCGCCCAGTACATCCAGGAGGTCGGCGGGGGCCAGGCGGAAGAGAGTTCCGAGGCCTCCGCCACCACCGGCCTCGCTATCCAGGCGGTCTTCGCCCGGGAAAACTGGAACAACGACGGCAAGGACACCGTTCTGGACTGCGGGCAATTCGAGCTCGACAGTATCAAGGCGTCCGGGCCTCCGGCCACCATCACCATCAAGGCCACGTCGCTGCCCTTCAACGCGCAGATCCGGCAGACCGAAAAGACCAAGGCGTGGGAGGCTTACACCCTCTCCGGCATCGCCCAGGAAATGGCCGGCGCCAACGGCATGGCCTGCCTCTATGAATCCGCCAGCGACCCCTATTATGAGCGGGTGGAGCAGTACAAGGTGAGCGACATCAAATTCCTGTCCCAGCTTTGCCACGACGCCGGGATCTCTCTCAAGGCCACGAACAACATCCTGGTGCTGTTCGACCAGGCTGACTATGAGGCCAAGGACCCGACCTTCACCGTGAAGCGGGGCAGCGGGAGCTACACCAAGTATGACCTGTCTGTCGGCACGGCGGACACCAAGTACACGTCCTGCCGCGTCCGCTATGCCGACCCCGCCACGGGCCAGGTCATCGAGGGCACCGCCTACGCCGAAGACTACAAGGCGGACTCCAAGAACAATCAGCAGCTGGAGGTGACGGCCAAGGTAGCCAGCATCGCCGAAGCGCAGACGCTGGCGGCCAAGCAGCTCCGCCTCCACAACAAGTATTCCCGCACCGCGACATTCACCTTCCCCGGGGACCCCTCCAAGGTGGCCGGCGTCACGGCCACGCTGGAAGGGTGGGGCGCGTGGGACGGGAAATATATCATCAAGCAGTCGAAGCACTCCCTGGGCAGCTCCGGCTACACGACGCAGACGGTCCTCCGTCGCATTCTGGAGGGATATTGATGGACTCAGAAAAAATCCTTTCCCGCTTGGTGCAGCTCGGCACAGTCAGCGACGTGGACAACGGCAAGCGGAGAGCCCGCGTCATTCTCAAGGAGACAGGGCACACCTCTGGCTGGCTCTGCGTGCTGGCTACGCCGCCATTCATTCCCGATTACAACGTCCCGCAGCGGACGGAGTTTGAATCCGGCGGCTCCGGCGATGCCTCCTTCGCAAGCCACAAGCACGACCTGATTATCAAGCCGTGGATGCCGAAGGTCAACGACCAGGTGCTGGTGCTCTATCTCCCGGTGTTCAACGGAGACGGCTTTATTCTGGGGGGGATATAAATGCAGATCGGGACGCTCGGAGAGGTCGTGTTCTCCGTTTCTGACAGCGTTGTGGAGACAATCACCAGCTTCACCTGGTCTGGCTCCGCCCGGTACAGCACGCACCAGCGGCACCTCACCCACGCGCTGACCGAGTTTACCGGGCTCGACCCGGACAGCATCACCTTTGACATCTTTGTGTCGGCCTATCTGGGCGTCGACCCGATGACGGAGGTCGTGAAGATTTGGAACTACGAGCGGAGCGGCACCGCCGTCCCGCTGACCATCGGCACCCACGCCTACGGCAAATACCGATGGTCCATCAAAAGCCATAAGATGAAAGCCCAGACATTCGACAAACGGGGGGACATCACGAGCGCCACCATTTCGCTCACCCTCCAGGAGTACATTTAGGGGGTGCGGCATGACCTACAAGGTATCAGCTGTCGATGTCGGCACCGTCAAGCTGAACGAACAGGACACGGTTTCGTCGGTGCTTCAGAACATCGCCATCCTCCTCTCCACCCGGCAGGGCACAGTTCCGCTCTACCGGGAGTTTGGCCTGCCCATGCGCTTCCTCGATAAGCCCACCCACATCGCCCGGCCCATGATCGTGTCGGAGGTCAAGGAGGCCATCGAGAAGTTTGAGCCCAGGGCGACCTTTGTCCGGGTGCTGTTCGACGAGGACGCCAGCATTCCGGGCAGGGTCATCCCGACTGTGGAGGTGGAGATCAATGAGTAGAAACACGCAGTACCAGTTCATCAGCACGGACACAAACGCCCTTGTCTCCGCCCTGGTTTCCGGCTATGAGAAAATCACCGGCGTCAGCGTGCAGCCGGCCAGCCCGGAAAAGCTGTTTATCCAGTGGGTGGCGGACATCATCATCCAGGAGCGTGTCCAGAACAACTACACGGGAAATCAAAACATCCCCTCCAGGGCATCCGGGGAAAACCTGGACGCCCTGGGGGAGCTGTTCTATGTCTCGGAGCGGCCGGCGGCGCAGCCCGCCGTGTGCAACGAGCGGTTTTATATTTCCGAGGCCCAGGCCACGGCCATCCTGATCCCGGCCGGCACCCGCGTCACCGACTCCAGCAGCACCCTTGTCTGGGAGACGGTCGAGGATGTCTACGTGGACATCGGCGACACCTACGCCGACGTCCAGATCCGATGCCAGACGCCGGGCGTGGTGGGTAACGACTACGCCGTGGGCCAGATCAACACCATCATCGACCTGTTTGACTATTACAGCCGCTGCGAGAACACCACCGCCAGCGACAGCGGCTCGGACGAGGCCACCGATGACGAGTTCTACGAGCTCATGCGGGCCAGCATGGACGCCTACTCCACCGCCGGTCCCCAGG